AAAAGAAACACCAGCACCCGATGGAGAACACGAGTTGTCTCTTAAGGATAGTGAAGGTAATGAAGTTCTTATCAAGATAATTACTAAAGATGGTAAAATCGTTGAAAGAGAAAACGTTGAACTTGCAGATATCGTTGAAGACGCTATCGAAGAGGAAATGGGAATGACTCCTGATTTATCAGAAGGTAATGACATTATGGATGGTGACTTCAAGAAATCTGTAATGGGTATGCTTGCTGAAATCAAAGACGCCATCAAGGGTGTTATTAACGACCAAGAAGAGATGAAAGCCAAAATGGCAAAGTTCTCTAAAGAACCAGCAGGGGAACCTGTTAAACAAGCTAAAAATGCGGTATCTGCTGAGTTCAACGCTCACAGAAACGATGCGTTTTCTAAATTGTTAAAAACAAGACACAACTTGTAATCAAAGACATAAAAATAAAAACATAAAAAAATACGAAAATGAGTAAAAAATATGAATTCGGATTTAACTTATCATCTTTAGCAACTTACACAGACGAAGTTGGTGGAGAATTGATGAGAAGAGCAATCCTTGAGGGTGAAACTGCGAAAATTATCAAAGTTCAACCAGGGGTTAAAGGTTCTCAAGCAATCAACTTGCTTGATTCTACCTTGGTAGTACAAGACGGTTCTTGCGGATGGTCTTCTTCAGGTCAAACTACCTACACACAAAGAGACATCACAGTATGTCAATATAAAGTAAACGAAGCGTTATGTCCTCAGGACTTAAACGACTACTGGTTAGGTCAGCTATTGACGCCAGGGTCCTATAACGAGACTGTTCCTTTCGAAGAGCAAATCTCTATCCTTAAGACACAACAAATTTCTCAGTACATCGAGAACCAAATCTGGCAAGCTTCTTCTGCGACAACTTGTTTCTCAGGTTTCAAAGAATTATTCGCACAACAAGGTTCAGGAACAACTACTGTAACAGGTGGTATCGTTGTAACAGGTCAAAGTGCTATCACTTCAACTACAGCATTAGCTCAAGTTGACTCACTTGTTGAGGTTATCCCTGATGACATCGTAAACAGAACTGACTTAGTTGTGTTTATGTCTCATGCTAATTACAGAAAATACTTAATTAACTACAGAACTGCTAACTACTTCCACTTCAATCCTGAAGATAGTTATCAAAACTTTAAAACTTTCCACCCTGCTACTAACATCTTAGTACACCCAGTTGGAGGTTTAAATGGTTCTAACTTATTGGTTTTAGCACCAGCAGGTTATTTAGTTCTTGGAGTTGACTTAATGTCTGATTCTGAGACTTTAAAAATGTTCTACTCTGTAGATTTCGATGAGGTAAGACTACGTTCTAACTTCAAAGTTGGGGTTCAAATCGCTTGGCCTCAATTCGTTATCACTAACGGATTAGCATAACACATTATAGAGGGGGCTAGTCCCCCTTTATTCAAAACTAAACTATAATAATAAAAACAAATATATATGAGTTTTTTAAATTGCTTAACAACATCTACCATCTGTAAAGGATGTAGAGATAACGTCGGTGGTATTAAAGCCGCTTATGTTATTGCAGGTTGCGTTACAGGAGTAACTGAGAATGCTGAAGGAGAAATCTTAACAGTAGGCGCAACAGGTGGAACTGTTTACGAGTTCCAAGTTGAGAAGAACACATCTAATTTTATCGAAACTATCACTCCGTCTTTGAGTAATGGTACTGTATTCTACCAACAAGACCTTACTTTGGTATTCTTCAAGCTTCAACAAGCTATCAGAAACCAATTAAGATTATTGGCTCAAAATACAAACCTAAAAGTATTCGTTGAAACTAACGATGGTTCAATCTTCTACTTAGGTGAAGACTTCGGTATGTTCTTATCTGCAGGTACTGGTGAATCAGGAACTGCTTTTGGGGACAGAAACGGATATTCAATCACATTACAAGGTCTTGAAAAAGAACCAGCAAGAGAATTAGCAGGTTCATTAACTTCTACATTAGTAGGGTTAACATTAACTCCTTGCACAGGTTGCTAATCAACCAATAATATTAGAGGGGGGTAATACCCCCTTTATTTATGAGACAATATTTATGAAAAAAAATACTTATTAAACCGTCAAATCAAAT